CGATCCGATCCAGATTTCCCATGGATCTGATCCACTCTGATCCATTCTGATCCACTTGATCCACTTGTATACAACATCCTGCTAGTAGTTTACAAGGCTAAGCTGTGGGCAAACTGAGTCGGCCCACGGCATCCATCTGCAAAAAGCCACCCGAAATTACGGCCCGGATATCGCGTTTTGCGTTGTCCACGCGCTTGTCGCGCTTGCCCGGCGTGGGGTCAAAGGGCCTCCCAGCAGCGATTACAACGGCCAGCTCGTGCTCCGTGACGACCCCACCGGACAGGTCGGCCATGGTCCTGAACTGGTCCAAAATGGCCTTCTGTGTCTTGCCGGTCGGCCCCTGCTGCACCGCCAAGGACTGTCGGCTGCTGTCCGTGAACTCGAGCACGCAGGTCGTCTCGTCGTCGCCATCCTCGTCCTCAGCCACCTTGATGGTGAGCAGCCGGAACCCGTACTCGCCGCCGTCTGCGCCACCCTTCATCTTGGTGACCGTGGCCACGCGGTCGTCGTCGGCCCGGATGATCTCAAACTCGAAGTCGGCAGCGGCGCGTAGCCCTGACCATCCCCGGGCGCCCCGGGATTCGTCCTTGCCACTGTGGTGGATCAGGATGACCATGGCGCCGGTGATGCGCGTGATCTCGCGGCAGTAGGCCAGCACCTTGCCCATGTCCTCGCCGCTGTTCTCGTTGCCCCCGGCCATGACTTGGGCCAGCGTGTCCATAACCACGATGTCGAACTTGCCCTTCTTGCGCATCTGGCGGATCACGGCCTTGACGTCAGCGTCGTCCAGCAGGCTGGGCGCCTCGCCAATGAATTCCATGGGCAGGTCGGCCAGCGCGATGCCTTGGTGCATGGCGTAGCCCTGCACGCGCTTGCGCATGTCCTCCACGCCCTCGGCGGCCACCCAGCAGACCTTGGCCGGGTTGACCCGGTGGCCACGCCACTGGGCGCCGGGGGCGGCGCGGGCGATGGCGGCCATCAGGTCAAGCACAAAGAAGGACTTGCCCGAGCCAGAGGCGCCATATATCACACCCAGTGTGGCCATGGGCACCAGCCCCTTGATGATCCACGAGGCGCGGCGGCGCACAGCGAACTCGGCTGCCGTCTCCAGCTTGAACCGGTCCTCGCGCTGGGCCTTGGCCTCTTGGGACTTTTTTGTCTGGGCTGCCACCTCCGGGTCGGCGGACAGGTCGTCGAAGTCTTCGAGGATCGCCTCGCGGGTGGTGGCCTTGGGCTTGGCTTTCTGGCAGTGCTCGATCCACAGGTAGGCCAGAGCGCGGTCCGGGTCCTGCCTGCGGTGGGACAGGGCGATGTCCATGACCGGCTGGCTGGCCGCGAATATGGACAGCACCTCGGCGTCGCTGTACCCGGCGCTGTAGAGCTGCACACCGACCGCGTGCAGGGCGCCAGAGCGGTCTAGGACGTCCTCGCCGGGGCCGTGCAGCAGGAACTCCTTGGTGGCCTCGGGGATGTCCATCTCCGTGACGTCGGGCAGCGCCAGCTCGTGGATCAGCTCGGGCATGGTGATCTGGATGATGGGGTTCTGCTTGCGGGTGCGCCCGTGCTGGGCAAAGAGGCCGGCCACCACCTCGGGGTTGGCCGCTGTCATGGGCCGGGGCTTGGAGGTGTCGCCCGTGATGGTCAGGAAGCGAGCCGTGTGGCCACCGTAGACCTCGATCCCGACGTCGTGGTTGTTCCAGTCGTCCTCGGTGCTGCCGTGGGCCAGTATGCGCAGCCCTGTGCCGCTGGGACTGATCTCGGTGTAGCTGCCCATGGACTCGACGATCTCGCGTGCCCACGGGGCGATGGTGGTGCCCTCGCGGCAGTTGTCTAGGTCGATGCCCACCACGTCCGTGATGCCGGTCAGGACCAGCCCCAGCCCATGGTAGCGCGTGGGGTTCAGGCGCAGCGTCATGGCCGCGCTGTCGTAGTCGCCCCAGCTCTCGACCAGCTTGGTGGACAGGCCGCGATGGTTGCCGTCGTAGGGCACCTTGTCGTACTTCTCGCGCTCGGGGTTCCAGATGGCCTTCCAGACAGCCCAGCGGCGCAGGGCCTTGAGCTCTGGGGGGATGTTGGCCCCATTAAAGACCCGTCCGATTGGCGGCAGGTCTGGCGTTGTGTTTTTCATTGTTCTACCCAGCAACATACCCCAGAAAAGAAACAACGGCAGGCGGGGGTAGCTCGCTCTTCGGTCCGGGGAGCTACCCCGGCCCTAGCCGTGTCCATCGACCAGTCTATCAGATCTCCGTGGGGGAGAGCAGGTCGACCAGCGAGGGGTTGATGAGCAGGTCGCGGGAGACCCCGGTGGCCTGCTCGATGGCCCTGATCCACTTGATCGGCGCGTAGCCGTTGCGCAGCATCATGCTGACGTTCTGCTGGGAGCAGCCCAGCGCCTTGGCCAGATTGGCTTGTGAGCCGATGGCGTGTATTGCTTGTTCGATTCCGGTCATGATAATTTCTCGATGAGTTTGTAGGGGCAGTGCTCGGGTCCGCGCACAGCGCGGGCGTAGGGGATGGCGCCAAGGGGCTGGTCCACGAACACCCGGGCGAGCCGGGAAGTGTAGTTGTACGTATGGAACAGCTCAGGATGGCTGGCCTCCAGCTCCCTGATGTACTTTGCCAGCGGCGCGTTGACGAGGTTGTAGTCGATCTTGGTTTTGTCTTGTATGCGGGACAGGTCCCGCAGGCGTTGGCGTTGTATTTCGTTGAACATGGTGTTACTCCGGTTTGGGACAGTTTTCGGGGGGAACCACGACGCACCAGATGGCCTCCTCGCGCTTACCCTGCCGGGCAGCGAACCACCGGTCGATGTAGGCGTCAGGCATGTTTGGCAGGGCGTTGCGCACCGAATCTGATTGCAGCACCAATTTGCTTGCTATCTCGTTTGCGGTAAGGCCGTCGTGGTTTTCGCGCAGCAGCTCACGGATGCGCGGGTGCTGTGACTTGCTCATAGCTCCTCCTGCACCTCGCGCAGCTTGGCCAAGTAGTGCATGGCCTTGGCGCCGTCGTCGGTGCCCTCCTTCTTGCCTTGGCGCATGCTGTACTTGATCACGTTGCCCTTGAGGAAGCCGACAAACTCTTTGCGCGTCAGCACGATCTGCATGACGTCCCACGGCTGCACGGCCATGTCCTTGTAGTGCGACCCACCGATCTGGTATTCGTTTGCGTTTGCGTTGCTCATGTGTTTTTCTCCTTCAAGCGAGCCTCTACGAGGCTACAGATGTCATAAAAATTCATTCGGTTGTCCTCCTTGGCTTGGTCGTGCAGGTCCTGCCTGTCCGATTGCTCCAAGCCAAACCAGCCACCACGCAGGGGGCTGATGTTGTTGCAGTCCGGGCACTTGTAATACTGCTTCGGAAATACAACCTTGCCAGCAGTGTTAGTGGCAACGGGCATGTCGGGATACAGCGGTACGGGGATCATGTGTTCTTCTCCTTCAAGCGAGCCTCTATGGCGCAAGCAAAAAGTCCCCACGCTTGCATACTTCTGTCTTTCTCCTCATAAGGTTTGCCGATTGCCTCAATCTCTTCCACTGTCAGCCCGACCCAAGGGCGCTGTGGTGGGGCGGTGTAAAGAGGCACTGTTCCTGAGTAATGAACTTTTTTAATGACGCTATTGTCAAAATCAAAAGTTGGAACCGCATAACCTATAGGCTCCTGTGGTGCGTCAATGGTGTCCTTCAATAAATGAACACCACCATCTAACCTCTCAATAGCCGCAACTACGCCAATACAACCATCTTCTTCCCAATGTGCTTTGAAAGAATACTTGGTAGGCTCCTGCGCTGCTGCCTTCTTGCCATCGTAAACACCGTTGAGATAAACAGCATACAAGTCGTCAAACTTTTCGTAGTAAGCCCGCCGATCATCTTCCAGTTTGTCCCGCGCTGCTGCGCGTTTTGATTCGTAGCCTGTCATTTTCCACAACTCCTACACTTTATTAATATCGTGAACACGGGGCGCTTACAGTAAACGCAATACGATTGATAGCCTGTCATGCTTGCTCCTTTTCAATTGGCACATCGCGCCATTCGCCTTTTGTTTCGCCTATTGGCAGTTCCCCGCCAAAACCAAGATTTATGGTGTTATTTGTTTCCCACCATTGCTGAAGGAGGATTTTGATGCCTCGGTACGAGGGCACATTGCGCTCAACAAAGCGCAGTTTTGGGGTTGGTTTCATTTCGCTCATGCTTCACCTCTTGCTCTGATTGCTTCTGCACAAATTAATTCAACTCGTGGCCCGTAGTAATCGCTAGTGCTGTCCATGTCATCACACAACTTTGCGCACTCCTCACGCTCATGCGCTGCTACCAACTTGGCAAAGGCTTCAAGTTGACTTGTGTGTACATCCATATCTGTTTTATAAAGATTAGAAAACCACATCTCCCCATCTTGTTCCATTCCCGCTTGCTTTGCTAGTTCCATGATGTTCATTTAAACACCGCCGCTACAAGCATGGACGCACCCACCACAAAAATCACCCACACAATCAAGCCCTTGACTTGTTGTACAAACTGCGCGTAGTCGCTGGACTCTGGCTCGTCGTACTCCCAGTCTTTTTGCTTGCGCTCCATG